CTAAACCTTCTAAACCACTATTAATATCAAACTTAACTTTATTCTTTAACCAAGCATCTTTTGCATAAGGACAAGGTGGTAATCCATTTAATTTATCACTTGGTACTTCTAAAAAGTTTTTAGACCAATTTCTAATGTCAGCTTCTATTGGATGCACGTTTCTTTGTTTTCTTTTTTTGTTGTTCAATAAATGCTCGATATACCCCTGCTGCTCCAACTTTACCTGCAACTCTTGCTCGTTGTTCCATTGCAATAGCAGCTTGTGTTTTATGTGCGTGTGTTCGATTAGAGTTTTTAATCTTTCTTACAGATGCAACTGCATCTGCTTTTGTAGTAAACTTTAATCCACGTATTGTACCTTTAGGGTTTTCATCTGTATATAAATCACTATGTTTTTTTGAACCTACAGGTTGTCCTTTTTTTCTAGGTATTCTAGGTGGCATTATGTTTTTTTCTTTTTTACTCTATTAAACATAGCGATTAATAAACCACCTTTATTCATACGAAAATCTATATTACCAAAAGGTTTTTTAAGCATACCACCTTTTTTCATAAAGCCCATATTATTTCTTACAGAAGTTGGTAGCATAGATAATCCTTTTCCTTTATTACCAGTAGGAACAGGTTTTAAATCACCACCTCTATTAAAATCTTTAGCAACAGACCCTAATCTATTTTTCATATCCTTAATTTTATTTTTTAATAATTCTATTTTTTCTGCATTACCTTTTTTATTTTTCATAAGATTTTTTAATTCTTGTCGTGTTTCTTTTAAATTTTGTAATTGTTTTTCTGTTTTAGCACCAAGTTTTCCACGACCAAATCTACCAAAATCTACCTTATCTATATCTTTAGTTTTTTGTTTCTCTAAAAATTTCTTATATAGTTTATCTTCTTTTGCTTTTAATTCTCTATCTGCTTTCTTTCGCAGATTAAGTTTTGGTTTATCTTTAGTTCTAACACCTTTTTTTATACCTTGTTTTACTATATTTTTAAGAAAGCTCGTCATTTTTAATTCTCCTCTTTATCGTGTCTTTTTAGCATCTGCTATTGGAACTTGAAATCTTTTTCCATTAATTGTCCTTATTACGTGACCACTTTTTAATTTATTTTTAAAAGGTGCATAATTCTTTTCTGCATAAGATAGTGACATCTTTGGTGGAACTTTACCAAATCTTCCTTGTTTTGGACTTGCCTTTGGTTTTTTCTTACCATCAACTTTTTTCTTTTTCATCATACCACCTTTTGGAGATTCTGTTGTTCCTACTTTTCTTTTTACAACTTCTTTCTTTGGTGTGCTAGGTCTTGACTGAGGAGAAGCTACTTTTACTTTTTTACTGCTTTTAGCTAACTCTGTCGTATATTTTTTACCATTCCATGTAAATACTTTTTGTCCTTTATTTTTAAAATGTTTAAAGGCTTCTTTAAAAGATACTCCACCTTTTGATACACCAACATTAAAATTTTTAGCTTTTGATTGTGCTGGTCTTTTTGCTTCTGATTCTTTAAATGCTTTTGCTAAAGCAGCAGAACTCATAGAGGTAGATGTTAATGGTCTTAAAAGATTTTTTCTTTTTCTAGCAGCTTCTGCTTGTGTTAATCTTTTTGTTTTTTTACTTACTTTTGGAGTAAAAGCAAATTCACCAGCATCCATAGGAGTTTTTGTAGTTTTCTTTTTTACAAACCCTCTACCTTGTGGAGAACTACCTTTACTTATCATTTGTTTTTTTGCTTTTGCACTTTGTAATCTTCTCTTTGCAGCGTCAGCCATTCTCTTTTGTTCAAAGATAGTTTTAAAAGTTCTTCCCTCGCCTGCAGGTTTTGTTGATAAATCTCCTGTAGCTTTATTCCTACTTTTTTTTACATCTTTCTTTTTTGATAATCTTTTCTTTGCAGCATCAGCTATTCTCTTCTGTTCAAAAATACTTTTAAAAGTTCCCCTTTCACCTCCGGGTCTTACAGATAAATCTCCTGTAGCTTTATTTCTTCTTTTTGGAGAAAAGGAAAATTCACCAGCATCCATAGGAGTTGATATACCCCTTCTTTTTTTATTTCTTTCTGTAGAAAACATACGTGAGATTTGGTCTGTTATAGACATTCCCTTTTTTGGTGTTTTCTTTTTTACTCTTCTTCTTTTTGTAGAATCTAACATTTCCATCTTCTCCTAGCTTGTCTTAATCGGCTGTTCGGGTTTTTAGCTGCTTTAGGAAATTTTTTCATCTGACCTGCACTTCTTGCACAAAAAGACTTTCTTCTTTTTGCTCTAGCTTTTGATGGACTCTTTTCTGTTACTGCTGTTTTAAGTTTACTACCCGGATTTTGCCTTCTATATTTAGCGACACCTTTAGCAGTCATACCTGCACCTTGTTTTGTGGGTCGCATATCTCCACTCTTTTGAGTGAACCCTTTTAAACCTCCACGCTTTTTCTTTTCTTTTGTCATAATTATACTCTTACGTAAAGATTAATCCTTGTTTTGATAAATCTACACACGCACCTCTTATGTGTTTTATTGTACGTGGTGGCATTACTTCAATTACACTCTCTGTCATTTCTTTTAATCTTAATTGACATTCAGGTACAGTCGCATAAGGACCATATAAATTTTCTCCTGTTACACATTCAGGAGGTCCTCCAAAAGAAATACACATATATAACATTGCTTCAAACATCTTTCCATCCCTCTGCTTTCATTGCATCTTCAACTTGCTTCAAGCTAAACTTCCTACCATAAAATGCTTCTACGGCATTACGCACATAAAAGACATCACTGTGAGGGATGTGCAACTTATCTAAACTATTAGTACGAATAGCATGATAAAATGCTTCAAGCACATTATCTGTGTATAGTTTTACGGATTTCTTAGCCATTGTCAAGTCTAAATTATAACTTACCTATCACTTATAGTGATACATTAAAAGTGATTTAATAAAGAAAATATAAAAGATAATTTAACTAAATCACTTTAAGTGAATTAATAAAGTTAATTATATCACATTTTACAGAAAAATCAACCCCTATTGTAAAATAAATTTACATTGTCTTGTATAAGACACCCTCTTTCCATTACGGGAACATTTTTTCTACTCAACACTTCCCTATACTAAGAACGCTAATTCTAACAGTTTCTAATGTGGTTTACATCTAAAAATCCTAATCTGTGTATTTCTACATATACGCTACGGATATGACCCACCCAGCCACTTGCCTAGCCTACTGTTTTCCTTGTGTATTGTGTAATATGTAATGATTCCTTGTGTAATGTGTAATATATAATGTGTAATGAAAGTTTTTTTATTAAAAAACTAACGAAATCAACTACTTATTTTCAATAAGAAACTGCTATGTTATCAGTTTCCTAGTTCGATTGTCGAACCAAACATTAAATCTTACGATTTAATAATGTTGAAAAGGCAGAGCATAAAACTACCCTCTTTTTTTTGTGTATGGTGTATTGTGTATTGTATAATGTGTATTGGGTATTGTGTAATCTGTATTGTGTATGGTGTATTGTGTATTGTGTAATGAAGAAACACCGAGAACAAACCGAGAACAACCTCTCAATCTTTTAAGGTTATAACAAAAAAAATTACTCTGAACTCTTGTGAAGAGTAATTTTTTTTTTATATAACCTAAAGGAGCAAATCAATGCCGAAATTAAACATCACTCAAAAACTTTCTTCAGCAAACTCAATCCAAGAAAAAGGAACAATCCTTTCCAAAGAATGGTCTTTGATTGAAAGCCAAACTAATAGGCTTTTCAGCAAGTCAGTTCATGTTGGAATGGTTTTCGGTGAGTTTGTTGTAAACAACAATGTTACTGCAAAAAATGCAAAGCATTTCGGAATTACACTCAAAAAGAATGCCAAAGTCATTCTTTCAAAGGTCAGAACTTTGTTTAACAACAAAGAGTTGGCTCAAGAGATAATCAAGAAAAATCCGAATATCAAGTCTTTTGAAACTCTTTCAAAGAGAATTTCAGCAGAGCTGAACAAAAACAAAAAGAAAGACGAAAAGCCTTTGGCTATCGAAGATAAAGGTTCGACAGTCGAACAATCTTCTTCTACTGAAGAAGTTAAGACAAAGCAAGATAATACAGAATTATGGGAACATAATTCACCATTTGATATCGCTTTTGAAGCGATTGCAAAAGCAGATTCTCTTGGAATTACAAGAGAAGAACTTGTCAAAGCCTTCAAAGAAGCCTTAACTTTGTTAGATGAAGAAAACAATCAAAAGGAAGTAGCTTAATTGCTACTTCTTTTTTAATCGGAGATTAAATTATGGCTAAAACAAATACTTATCCTTTGACTTTCTCACCGATTAGACTTTCGTCTAATTGGGGTCAAGAAATACCTATGCTACAAGATAAGCAGTATCTTGATTCAACAAAGTATTATTCTATGAGAATTGGTCAAAAAGATAATATGGCAAATACTTATGCAAAAACTTTGCAAAAAGAAGATACGAAAAGAGCATTGGCTTTGCTTGATAGCCTTTAGTAAATAAATAAATAAAACACTTGAATGTTTAATGAAAGTGTTTTATTTATATTATTAACTTAAATGGTTCGACAGTCGAACTTGAAAATTTGGAGATTACAAAACATGAAAAATACAGAAAGATTTAATCTGATAAGTGATTTGCATAAAGATGCAAGAGGTTACAGACCAACTGCAAGCTATTTTGAGTGGTTTGATACTCTTTCTTATGAGCAAGCTAACGAAGAGTGGAACTCTTTACATGATGAACTTGTTGCTAGTCAACAAGAAAGAGAAAGCATCAAACAAAAAAATATGCGAAGCTTTGTTAAAAGAGTGCGAGAAAATCGCAAACTTGGTGCGAGAACTATCAAAGATGCTATCCGTTGGATTTTAGATGCTGATAATCTAAAAGCCGAAGATTATAATTCTTGGGATTATGGGGGATATGTTTGTTATTCACTAAACATATCTTTCAAATACGAAAGATTATTTTCAAGGTTCGACAATCGAACTCAAATGCAAGATATTAAAACAGTTCATAACTTTGAGAGAAGTTATTGGGCATAAAAGGAGAAATTAAAAATGTTACAAATCTTATTTTTTACTATTAGAATGTTTATCATTCTAGGTCTTTGTATCTTTGGTATATCTGTGATTGACTTGGCAAATACTGAAATTGCTACATGGAATATACATGATATGATAATCTGTGCGAGTGGCTCGGTGATAATGTTGAGTGGATTTTTTCTTCTATTCGTAGAAATTTTTATCATAGGGCAAAAGTAATGAAAGGTTCGACAGTCGAACTAAACAATATAAAATTAATCGGAGATTAAAAATGCAAAAAGTTAGAGTATATTGGAATTTACATAAAAAAATGTGGAGTGTGCAAGATACCAAAACCAATAAAGTTATTGGGCATAAACAACACATAACTTTGTGGAATGCAAAGTTTGTTGTCCGTAAAGGTGGGCAAAAGAGAGTGCGAGAACAAGGCAAAAAGAATGTTCATGCTTTTGCAGTAGGTCGTATTATTAATGACATACAACAAGTTTATGACTCTTGGGAAACCCCATATACTGATGATTATTTCATGTATAAGAATGTAGGAAATCTATTGAATTGGAATAGGGTTATGTATAATCCATATACTGATGATTATTTCGTGTACAGTCGTAATGATTATAACGAATGGAATGAAGTACCAAGAAATTTTGTGGGTTTTATTCACATGGAATCTTTAGAGCATATGCATGGCATAGTGCCAAGAGTTTACATATAAGGTTCGACAGTCGAACTTAACAACAACAATGGAGAAACAAATGTCAAATATACATAATGACACAATCAAAGAAAAGATTTACGAGCAAGTGCTTTGGGAGTTAGGACATTTTGAATACTTCCTCTCTGAAGAGGATTTTGAGGAACTTGTACAAAATGTAACACAATACAGATGGGAGAATCATAATGGCTAATGGATATGTAATCTATGATGGTCCTTCGCAATTAAACGGAGAACGCATCCTTTATATAGTGCTTGTTAGTAAATCCCACAACTCAAAGATAGGAGAGATGGGGTTTCAAACAGTTATCATTACACCACATCACCCTTTAGAAGCATCAAAGCATGGTTGGGATAGTGCAAATTGTGGGGATTGTATTCATAGAGGAACACCCACAGATGACCCTAATAGAAAGCAAGCAAAAGATAGAGATTGTTATGTCAAGTTGTTTCATATGCCTTTGATTGTATGGAAACAATGGAATAAAGGTGCTTATCCTTATGTTTATGGGCATAAGAATATTGCTAAAATAGGTCGTAACAAAAAAGGTAGAGATGGTGCATATGGAGATGGGGGTGCAGTTCCCTCTTACATCAGAGAAAGTTTATTTTCTGAAAGTATAGGTCATGCTTCGTATTGTCATCAGTACAACAATCCTAACTCTAGTTTTAATCCAAAGCATGATATGGTTAGTGCTGATAACTTATCTACTGCCAAGACGCATTGGGAGTTAGGACATAGGACTTTTCGTATCATTCAAGATGTCAAAGAACTTGTCAAAGATAGAGAAATATTATGCCCTGCATCTAAAGAAATGGGTAGGAGAACCACTTGTGCAAGTTGTATGCTTTGTGGTGGTTCGGAAGTCAAAGCAAAAAATATTGCTATTGTTCAACATTAATGGTATAACATAGAAAAGGAGTTTAGATATGCCAAAACATAGAAACAAAGGTGAAACAGTTTACTTTGAAAAAATCAAAGTGAAAAGAGGTTCGACAGTCGAACTTCCTAAAAAGAGAGATGACTCTTGGAAAAGAGTTCGTCAACAACAACGAAGAAATAAACAACAACAACAAGAAAGGAGTATGTTATGAAACATATAGTTAATTTTTGGAAGCAATCTAGTGGTCGTACAGGACAATGTAAGACTGAAAATATTAATAATCTTTTTGAGAGAGTAGCACCTCTTTACGAAAAGAAACTTGGTCTTAAACTTTCTAAAGAAAGATTGTATGACTTGGCTTTGGAGAAAGCAAGGCAAGGCAAGCAAGAGATTGAATACAATCCAAGAATTATGGATTTAGCACCTTGTGCTATGGGTGTTATTCTAAAAGAGTTGCATTGTATCTTGAGAGATTATGAAAAGACAGAAACTATTGTCTTTGAGAATCTTGAGGTTAAAAACCTAGCAGATATAGCAAGGCAAACTGTTGGCAGAAAAAACAGAATTGCATTGTATTTCGCAAGACAATATGGCAAAAAGTCAGCATAATGCATTGGGAAGTAGGACTACAAGTTGGGTTTGAGGATAGGCAAATAACTGTCTATCCTTACCAACTAGCGAGGTCTAACTACAATGATGCAGTTAATCTTGCTATTGAGATAACGAGGAATGAATTTCCTCAAGAAAAAATTGAACTTAATTATATAAAGGAGTATGAAATATGCCATTAGAAAATAGATTAGAAACAAATGATTTTTATTCAACACCAACGGATTTAGATTTTAAAGTTGGATTTATGCCAAGCAAAGTAGGACATAAAAAATATGTCATCAATAAAAATACAGATGAATATTTAGATGTCGTAGGGCATGGGTTTAACTGTGTTAGTCATAAGTCTTTCTTTGATAATGTCAAGAAAACTATGCTAGGTACAACTGGTAGAGAACTACTAGAAAATTCAAAGATAAAGTGGAGTAGTGCTAGGAATAATGCTTGGGCTATGCTTGATATTAACATGGTAGGGTATAGTAGGAATGTAAGTAATGATAAGTTTTCTACTTCTCTTACACCTAGAATAATTGCACTTCATGCAATAGATGGGTCGGCATCTAATCAAGTGTACTTTGGTGCGATAGATAGTTTTTGTACCAATGGTATGATTAGTGGAGATTACTCTATGATTAGGAGAAAGAACACAAGTGGGTTTTCTATTGAAAGATTTATTAGGGAACTCTCTACTATGAAAGGGCAATTTATTGACAAGGTTGCTACCATGAATCAATGGGCAAACAAACAGATTCCTTCTTCTGTAGATGTCAAAACTTTACTTGAGGATATTGTCAAGTCAGAACGAAAGGCAGATAGAATGTATCTCTTGTATCAGAATGAAAGACAGACAAGAGGAGAGAATGTATTTGCTTTGTATAGTGCCTTTACAAACTATTCTAGTTATGCAGATGAAAGAAATGGGTTTGCATTACGAAATACTGGGCTTGATACTCGAGCTACATCTATGTGGGCAAGAGAACAAGAGGTTGCCAAGTGGATTGATAGTCCTAAATTTAAAGAACTATTGGTGGCTTAACATTTATATAATTAATAAGTATAACACTTAAATATTTATGAAAGTGTTATACTTATTATAAATTACATTAACAAGGTTCGACAGTCGAACTAAACAACATAAAGGAGTGTATTATGAAATACATGAACTATTTAAAATATTCTTCAGAGGTTTCTGATTTTGCATTAGGATTTAATTCTTTGCAAGATTTAAAATATATCTTTTCAAAAGATGACTATGAGATTAAGTCAATAGATTTTATTGACAAGTATATAGTATCTGTTAAGGTAACAGATATAGCAACAAATAAAGTTTATAAAGTAACTAACTAGAAAGGGTAGTAACAATGAGTGAAAAAGTATTAAATAAAATTAAAGAGTGGCTACAAAATAATGTAAACAATGGAAATTTTCCATTAGATAGAGATAGTCAAGCATTACTAGATTACATTGAAGAATGGGAGAATGAAGATACTCCTAAAGAAAAAGTAGTAATCAATCGCAATGCTAGACCTAGTGTTTACTTTGATGGTAAAGAGTATCACACTATCTACCATGAGTATTATGGGGATAATGCTTATGATAAACGTAAAGCAGTTGTCTTTAGAAAGAATGATTCTTATGGTGTCGTTATGATTGATGACGGCAAGATAATAGAAGAACGATTATTAAAAGGGCATAGTGAAGAGTATGCAGAGGATTGTGCAGAGAATTTTGTTGTGGGAGTTATATAATGATTATTAGAAATGCATTAGGTTTATTTGATGGTATGTCATGTGGACAACTTGCTTTACACAGAGCAGATATTCCTTACACTAATTACTATGCATCAGAGGTTGACCCATATCCTATAAAGATAACACAAAAGAACTTTCCTAATACAATGCAGTTAGGAGATGTGCGAGATATAAAAATACCAAATTACAGAGAAGGTAGCATTGATTTACTTCTAGGTGGCTCACCATGTCAAGGGTTTTCTTTTAGTGGCAAGGGATTAAACTTTGATGACCCTCGTAGTAAATTATTCTTTGAGTATGTTCGCTTACGAGATAAACTCAAACCAAAGTATTTCTTACTTGAGAATGTCGTTATGAAAAAAGAATCAGAGGATATTATTACAAAGTATATGGGTGTCAAACCTATTATGATTAATAGTAGTTTATTCTCGGCACAAAGTCGTAGGAGATTGTATTGGACTAACATTCCATTTGAGATACCTACAGAGGATAAGGGCATTGTTATCAAGGACATACTAGAAGATTTACCTTTCCATGAGATACCAAACTATCTAAACAATACTTGGTGTGGTAAACGTAGAGGTGATATGGTCAAGACAATACATGATAAGAAAGCACATTGTCTTACTGCTAGTATGTGGAAAGGTCAGATACCTACGTTTGTAAAGAAACCTATCCAAGTAGGAATGGCTGAGAATATCAAAGGGTATGACATTATCAAGAGAGTGTATCACCCAAATGGCAAGTCGCCAACACTTACGACTATGCAAGGTGGACACAGACAACCAAAGGTTGCGATTGAGAATGAATTGTATCGTAAACTTACACCTCTTGAGTGTGAGAGATTACAGACAGTTCCAGATAATTATACACAAGGAGTATCCAACACTCAAAGATACAAGATGCTTGGCAATGGTTGGACAATAGATGTCATAGCACACATATTGAAAGGAATAAAAGATGAGTAAATTAAAACGATTATTAGAACTAATAGACGATTTGAATTGGGATTACGATAGAATGTCCTTAGGTGGTCAAGAAACTATGGATAAAATAAATCAGATAATAAAGGAGATAGAAAATGAGTAAACAACATTTCCAAGAAGAAATAAATTATGTTTTAATGGAGTTGTATGATACTAGGCAACATATTATGTTTACTGTTGGAGATGCAGATAAATTAAGTCATAAGAGTTCTGTATTTTTAGACATACTAAAAGAAACAATTATTAAAATAGAAAAATTACAGGAGATTAAAGATGCGATATAAAAAAGCATTAGCGAATATTTTATTCTATCAAGCAGTAGGTATGAGTAAAGAAGAGTTGCAAGATATATTATTTGTTGAAGAAGAAACAACAAAAAATTGGACACTTGAAAAGTGTCGCTTTCAATATGTTAAAGACCAATTAGAATTTATTGAGGGTGGTAATCTTGATGATGAAATTAATCACACTTGGCACTCTTTGGTTAGTAGCAAAGAGTATTTAGAAAGGAGAATGAATAATGACAAAGTATTATAGTAAAAGTAGAGGTGAGTTAATTTATGTAGCAGAGATGTCAGACGTTCATGTTCGTAGAGCATTTATCAAAATGCTAAATGATGATGATAGGCATGAAGAACTTGTTGCATTAGAGGGAAGAGTTAAACTATTAACACAAGATAACAATGCTTATAAACAAAGGATTAGTGAACTTGCAGAGGAGAATAAATTATACAAAGAAGAAAATGCAAAACTTAAAGAACAAGGCATTCATTATCATTATTCTCCAACTGATGCACAAAAAATAAACGAGGCTTACAGAATTTTGTTTGATAATAATGAAAAGTTATTGAGTACAAATAAGAAGTTAAATCAAGAGTTACATAAACTAAAAGGAGAATAAGATGTTTGCTGAAGCATTAGTATGTCTTGCCCTAAACATTTACCATGAAGCAAAGAATCAGAGTTTCGTTGGTCAAATGGCAGTAGCACAAGTGGTAATGAATAGGGTACAAGACAGTAGATTTCCTCATACAGTTTGTGAGGTAGTCAAACAAGGTCCTACATACTCTTGGAAAAAAGATTTCCCTGTAAGAAATAAGTGTCAATTTAGTTGGTATTGTGATGGCAAAAGTGATAAGGTTAGAAATGAAAGTGCTTGGCAAACTGCTACCTTAATTGCAAAGGGAGTATTGAGTGGCAACCTAGATGACTTTGTTGAGGGTGCTACACATTACCATGCTACATATGTAAACCCAAGTTGGGCAAGTAGTAAAACTTATGTAACAAGAATAGATGACCATAAGTTTTATAGATGGGAGATGAAATGAATTATCAAACACCAAGACCTGAAGGCAAAGTATGGGAGAAAGCCACCCTATATAAAATCTATGTCATGGAACAACGATTACCTATCTGTGGATATAGAAGTGTGTGGGCTATCAAAGGTAGGAAATGGGTTCGTTGTTGCGAGCCTATTTCTTGGAAAAAGTTTCGTATGAAACTAGAAGATTTTAACAATGTGATACGAAAGGATACTGACAATGAAACTTAATATTCTAATTAAGAAATATTATTCTTCTAATGATTTCAATATGTTAAGAGATAAATCTAAACAAGATTATAAGTATTTTCTTAACATATTAAGTAAAGAATTTGGTTCACAAACTTGTGAACAAATCACAAGTAAACAAGCAAAACACTCATACGAAGAGTGGGTCAAGAGAGGAATTACATTTGCAAATTATTTATGCACTTGTTCTTCGAGAGTGTTTAGGTATGGTATTGATATGGAGTATGTAACTAATAATCCTTTTGGAAACATCAAAAGAAAAACACCTATACAACGAAAGGTAGTTTGGACAAGAGAAAACATTAAACAATTTCTTGATGCTTGTTATTCTGATTTTGATTATAGAAATATAGGATTAATTGTGCAGATGGCATACGAGTGGTGTCAAAGAATAGGAGATATGCGATTATTAAAATGGGATAGTTTTAATTTTGATTCGCAGAAATTACATTTAGAACAAAGTAAGAAGCGAGCAGAAGTGTTCTTGCCTATAAGTGATAATTTATTTGAGATGTTACAACAACAGAAAGAGGAGTTTGGTTTTCAAGAATATGTAGCACCGAG